TAAGGAAAAGACCGAAAAGCTGACAACGGACTGGACGGCTAAAGAGGCCGAGTACAAGAAACAGCTTGAGGAACTTGACAAACAGATCAAGTCTTCCGGGAAGGACGAACTGAAAAAGTACTACGAGGAAGAGGTCAAGAAGGTCCAGGGGGCTTATCAGACCCAGCTGGAAGAGGCCGGGAAGCGGGTCACCACCGTCGAGGCCGAGAACGCCCGTATTTTCGGGCAGTACCTTGACCTTTCAAGAAGCGTCGAGTTTGAAAAGGCCGCCGAGAAGATCAACAACCTCGACCAGTCAAAAAAAGCCATATTGCGCGACGTGTTTTTCAAGCGCAACGATTTTGAATTTGTGGACGTTGACGGGGTCAAAAAATTCCTTAACAAGGAATCCCACCGGGACGTGGGGGATTCCTTGCAATCGTTCATTGGCACTGACGAAGGANNACGGGGGGCGGGGCCGCAGGCTCAACCTCCGTAAAATCTAGTATACCTAACCCGTGGAAAAAAGAGACCTGGAACGTGACGGAGCAGATGTTAATGCTGAAAGAGAAACCTGAACTTGCCGCACAGTTAAAGGCTCAAGCGGGTTAAATTAGGAGTTTATTATGGCATTTGATTTAACAAGGGTTAAAGACGCGCTTATTCCCGACGTGTGGAATAAGTATTTTGACGAANNTCGGCGGTGTGGACTTCCGGGCAGACAATCGAGCCCGATTCCATAAAGGCGAAAAAGGACGTGGCCGTAATCCTCACGAGGGTAAAAGCCTTCGGCGCGGAAGACCTTGTCAGGGTGTTTTCCGGCAGCGACCCGATAGGGTCAATCGTGAAGAAATTCGCCTCATACTGGTCGAGGGACGACCAGGCGACCTTAGTCTCGATCCTGAAGGGAATCTTCGGCGGGGCTTTGGGTGGCAACCTTCTGGACAAGTCCAACCAGCCGATAAGCGATCCTTTAATAGTGCAGGCCCTCAACAAACTGGGGGACGCGAGCCAGAAAATCACGGGGATTATCATGCACTCCGCCGTGCAGTCCGACCTTTTCATCAAGAAACTGATCAGCACCAAACCGACCGAACCGGGATCGAACACCGCGCCCGAATTTGACAGGTGTTTGGGCAGGCGGGTAATCGTGGACGACGGCGTGCCCGTCGAGCAGTCGGGCGGGGAAGACGTGTATACCACCTATCTCTTTGGGACGGGCGCGGTAGGGACGGCTTCCGGCACCCCCCCGGACGCGATAGAGATCGTGAGGGAAGGCTTAAAGTCGCAAAGCTCGATTATCCACCGCAGGCAGTTCATCCTTCACCCGCGGGGCCTCGCGTGGAGTCCGAAAACGAGTTTGGCGGAAGACACCCCGAACAACGAGGAACTTGCGGACGCGGACAACTGGGAAAGGGTTTTTGAACTCAAGAACATCCCCATTGTCGCGCTGAAGCACAAGATCGGCTAATAACCAGCCCCTCGGAAGAGGGGCGGTTTTAAGGGGGAAAAATGAAAATTGCCGAACTGGATAAGATTATTGAGAAGAAGCGAAAATTGGATATTTTTCAAAATTTCTTATCCTATCCGCATAAAGAAACTGACATAAAAGCGGTATTGTACTGGGGGGATAAACACGGCGAATCTTTTGATTCGATAGTGTACCTTGATTCAGATATTATTAAACCTATTATAGCCGCCCATTGCTATAAATTAAAAACCGAACTGGAAGAACTGGGGCTTGAGGTGTAAATGTATCTAACCTTCGCCGACTACAAAGAACTAGGCGGAAAATTATCCGAGCCTCTTTTCACCCGCGCCGAAATGAACGCGAGGATGTTAATCGACAAACTTACGCGGAACCAGCTTCAAAAACTGGAAGCGGACGATCCGTTAAGGGAGAGGGTTAAAATCCTTGTCATTAACCTCATTGAAGGCGAATACTTTGGGAGGCTTAACGGCAAGGACGTAACCAGCGAAGGCAATGACGGGTTTTCAAGAGCTTATGTGTCAAGGGACGGCAAGGCTGAGGAATTGATCAGGATGTACCTGCCCTCTTTAGTCGGCGGGAGCATTACTTCAGTGCCGGTGGTGCGGACGTGAGAATATAGGGAGAAAGCATGAACAAGGTAAACGCTATTCAGCAGGCGGTTAGTGAATATGAGAGCACGGTCAGTGAAATGTATAAAAAACAGGAAGCTCTCATTGAAGAATTAAAACCAAAAGTAAACTACCGCGCCGAAAGGGATGTAAAAGGAAGAAATGACATCACCAAATTGGTGGTGACGTTCGGGGTAAACCCTCCTTTAGAGCATGAGCCTTATTTGTGTGTTGACGTTTTACGTTCATCAGGTTGTAATGCCCATTTAATATCAACCCCCAATGAAGGGAAAGCCCTGTACGAAATTCTCAAGGAGTTGTACGAATGAACCGCGCTGATTTAATTTTGTGAAGGAGGTAATCAGTGAAAAAGCTGCTTATCTTAATTGTTATGCTTGTGGTTGGGATGGCGTTATTCGCCGTGCCCATCGCCGGTGAACCGCCCGGCGCCACAATCATCATGGATACGGTCGAAGCCGTCCCTCATTTCGAGGGCGCGTTTGCGGCCGTTACGGATGTTTCCCCTGTCATGCAGGCGGAGAGCTTATGCCCTTTTATAATTTTTGAGGTATTCGCCATTGATAACCCGTATACCGTGATTGCCTATAGCAGGCAGGAGGTGATCCTGTTTTACGGGTACTCTAAAACGGCGAAAGTGTTTGATAATTTACGGTTAGCCTTTGACGGCTGGACTTGACAATGTTATGCCCTTCGGTGGATTTCTGCCGGAGGGCGTACTAATAGGAGACGGCATGAAACCCGACAGCCTTAACATTTTAGGCATAACATATAAAATTCTATACTTTGACAGGATACAGGATGTTGACATATACGGAACCCAATTATTAAGCGGGCAATGCGATTACAAACACCATACGATAAGGGTTTATAACTGCGAAAGCGTTAACTGCGTATGGGAAACAATCTGGCATGAGGTCTTGCACGCCGTATCAGACAGATTGCATTTTGAAAACATCGGTGACGCGGATAAGAAAAAGCATGACGAACTTGACATTTTGTCAATGGCGTTGACGGATATTTTATTCAGGAATAATTTATTAAAGACAGGTGAAACAAATTGAACGGACTTTTCCAGGATGTTATTACGGTTATGAACCGTTACACTAAAACCCCGACTAATTGGAGTGGGGGGCTACCTCCTCAAAATACCATAGCATATCAGGCGACAAAAATAAAAAACGTGATGTGGAAAGACAACGTCCACACCGCCCAAGTTACTGACGGCAAGCCTTTTATTGGCAAGAGCGTTTCAATCACTATCCCTCTTGACGAAATGGAAGCCGACAAAACCTATGTAAAGCCTGAAGACTTTGTAGCGGATACCGGCAAGTGGACATTGAATGTGGGTGATATTATCGTGTTCGGCGAGTGCGACAAGGAAATCACCACTACCTACACGGCGGATAATTTGCGGAAAGATTTTAAGACTATGGAAATTAAGGCAATAAGCGATTCCACAGAGCAAGATGTTTTGCCATGCTGGAAAATTGAGGGGGTATAAAAATGAGTGACGGCGCATTAACGAAAGAAGAAATAGACGCATTGCTTCTTGAGGATGATAAAAGAGATTTTGAAAGACGGAAAAAGAACGTGTTAAAAGACATTGAAGAATTGGGAATATTGGATATTGACGTAATAGGCAGCCAGTTAAACCTTGACGCTATAGAAAGCGTAATAAGGGTGATAAAAAGAAACAAAAAATTGCTGGATAAAAATGCCGGAGAAGCGGGGTAAAAATATGACTGTTTACGAAAGCATAACGTCTTGGCTCAATTCCATTCTACTGGAGCTAAAGACTGAATTTAATAACCCATTTGTTATATTGGATTTAGAAAAAATCCCCTTGCCCACGGATTACCCAGGAATTGATTTTCAGGCAGGCGGCATATTTTCCAGCCCGAACGATATTAGTAGCGAGCTAATGGGCGGACAAACAAAAAGGACGGACTTCAAATCTTTCTACCTTCGCCGCCCCTTCAAAGAGTTTTCCTCTAGGCTTGAAAACGAGGCTTTTTTCCAAAAACTCGCTAAAAGTATACACGAGAGAAACCTTGATTCTAATTTTCCGCAAGATGGTAGGCAATGGCACAGGATAGAGGTAAATTCAGGCTGGTATCCGGCGCAGCGAGACGAAGCCTCTAATTTTGCCGATTATCTGGTCAATTTGAAGCTGGTTTATATCGAGTAATAATATAATAGTAGAAAGCCGTATTTTTCCTTAAAATTACTATACAACTGTATAGTAAAATCTCAAAAAATCATCGAAAAAAATGAAAATATTTTGCTTTTTTTACTTGACATATACCGAAAAATGTAGTATATTTGTAAGTATAAGGATACAGTTAGTATCCAAAACCTAAGTAATGCCACCGGAAACGGAAGGCGCAAGGAGAGAAAGATGAGAGTAGATGTAGATTACGGTTTTACCAGAGATGGAGACGAGGACTGGAGCCTGGCCTGCTTGTACCTTACGGATGACGAGATCGCCAAGTACGGATTAGAGCCTACCGACTACAGTGGCGAAGAGTACGATTGGATCGCGCTGCCAAAGCGCGATGACGGCGCGGAGCCTGGCGAACACCTTGTAGCTGCTTACGGCGGCATGCTGTCGGAAATTTGCATGATCAAAAGTTTTGCCAATAGCACAACCGCATCTGGCGCTTACTACGGATTGCCTGGCTGGAGCGAATCACTCTATAAAGGCGATACCGACTATCTGCCCAGAGAACTAACGGATAAGCTGTTTGATGCGATCGAAAACCACTGCGGCACATACTACAAGGATGATTTTGAGGAGTCGTATTTTGATGGCGACAGCTGGATCGAAGGAAAAGAAGAAGAGGAAGAATAATCATCCTGACAATGGCGCGGCCAACTACCGCGCCGAATTTTTTAAGCGACAGTCAAAAGGAGAAACAATGGCGCAAAAAACCAGCTTTTACAAAAGCGACGAATTAGGAAAAGTTTTGGACAAATATACAGAGCGTTACGGAAGTCCATCTAAGGCAATTACTACTCTTGTATTAAGCGTTGACACCATGTACCGCACGGAGCGTAGCGTCTTACGCGGATTGTTCACGCAGCATGAGATTAACCTCATGCTGAATAACGCTCTATCTACCCATTACACGCCGGAAGGTATTATTAACAGAGTGTTATACGATACCGAGGATGAAGTACAATCCCAGTTTGATTATTTTGAAGTTGACAGAGAGTCTATTTTAACAAAACTCCGCGGCCTTACTTTGTCTCAACAGTACGCGCTTGTGGACATGCTTGTAGAAATGAGAGGAAACGACCTACCGGAAGCGGAAGACGAATGAGAATATCCGAAGAATTGCGCTCCGTAAGCCTTGAAGGTTTTAAGAAGACAGGAAATTTTCAAAACGATATAAAACGCTTTTGCGCCTTCCACGGAAGGGAAGCTGAAAATCCCGATAAAGTCGGTCTGCGCCTGGCTTTAGGCGATCCGATGACGGTATACCAGTTAACGGAAGGCGTATGCAAGAAAATACTAAACGTAAAGATTGAAAACCTGCCGGAAGAGTACCCTCAATTTCTTAAATCTCCCTTTTTGATAGAATCAAAGCCTAATTTACATCTTTTTGACGATGTTCACACGATAGGCGGATATACAGACGATAAAGGGGTGTTTATTATAATCGCCTATTGCGACTTGAACAGCATAGTTTTGAAAAAAGACAATCCCTTTATCGGCGGCAAACTGGACGATATTAATTTTGAGACTAAAGACGAATTAGCGAAAAATTATGAAACTAAAGCGAGAAACATATTCCCGTTTTTGATTGTATTAGCCCTCATGCTGGAAGCGGAAAAATCTCCGGTATTAATTGACGGCGGAAACAAAAAATCAAAGAAAAGGAAGAAAAACGTAAAAGGAAGCGACTGGATAGAGCGCAGAATTTATATAGACGCAAAGTATCATTCCCAAAGTGAAAATAGAGACCACGCCCCAATGGATAAGGACGGCAAGGTAAAACGCGAAGTTTACATACAGGGGTTTTTACGCCACCAGCAGTATGGCCCGAAGCGCAGCCTGAGAAAGTGGATTTACGTGGAGGGGTTTGAATCATCCAGGTGGACAAATACGGGAGACAAAAAAATTACAGTCGGGTTGCGCGGCCATGAATGACAAATCCATTGGAATTAGGTATTTTGACTATATCGACGCCGCGAAAAAGCTAAAAATAACCTTTTACACATTAAAAACATATCTGAAAAAGTTTGGCATAACGCCTATAAGGTACAAAGGAAAAAACTACCTGTCCCTTAAAGACATAGAAAAATTGGACAGCAGGGAAAATAAGTGTTTCCCTTCTAAGAAGGTTAAAGATATTACCGGTAAAAGAGTGCATTATTTAACGGCTATAAAATATACCGGCAAAATGGAAAAGGCTTTTAGTTCCGATACATTATCCGCTGTTTGGGTTTGGGAATGCGTATGCGGCAAAAGATTTAAGATGTCTCTCGCGAATATAATAGGAAGAAAATCATGTGGCTGCAAAGCGGTTGAAGCCCACAGAAAAAATATAAAGAAAAACAGAAAGAAAGTGGGGCTTTATAAAGGCACGATGATAAGTATATTAAAAAGCCAAAATATACCCGTTACAAATAAATCTGGGATAAGAGGCGTCCGCCTTAATAAAAAAACCGGAAAATATGATGCCTATATCTGCGTATCCGGGAAAAGGATGCATTTAGGCAGTTTTGACAGAAAAAAGTATGCAAAAGAGGCAAGGCTTAAAGCGGAAAGAAAGTATTTTAAACCTTTAATAAAAGAATATAAGAGGACGCATTAATGAATTATAAGCCCATCCCTATAAACAGGGAAAATCTGACGTTTTGCGGCGTTGTCTTCCCCGACATAGACACCCTTGAAAAGACAGCCAACGCCATAGGCTCAAATATGTTTGAGGGGTTTGAACCGACCAAAAAAGGCGTTGAGGTAATCCGCGACTATGTTTTAGGTAAAATTGTACTTACTGATTTAATAAAAATTGTAAAAGATAAATCATTTCTTTAGTTGATATTGTTAAATCCTGCCCATTTATTACTCTTATCTTAATCAATCACCAGATTGAAAACTATCAATAGGGGTAATATTATGTTTTGGAACGCTGACTTTATGAACAAGGGGAATCCGGCATGGAATGCCGGGTTTGACAAAGCGGTTCCCGACGGGGCGGCGGGAAATCAGGCCCAGTTGGGCATCTTTTTCGACGACTACAAGGGGGTAATCCAGAGGCTCACCGAAGCGGAGGGGCACGAGAGGGGGTTTAACCCCGACACTGTGGAGAGGAACCCAATCGGGCAGGAGGCTAAAACCACGGAAATCAGGGCGTACAGCCTGTCCTTTGACAAGGACATGATCATTAAAAAAGGAGCTCCCAACTACGAGCATTTCGCCTCGCTGGCCCGCCTGAGGCCGACGGGGGACAACGCGAAAATGAGAATCTACCTCGTCGATTTCCGCATGTCGGAAAAAGGCGACGGTCATTTCAGGTATTACGCGGAAATGATGACGACGACCGTCACGATAAACACCATCAACGAGACCGACGGCACTTTGTCGGTGAACTTCACGCAGGACGGCGACTACACGATAGGGGTAATGGAGCGGACTGATTCGAGCATATCCGAAGACGAGTCAACCTACACTTACGGCTTTACGCCCTCCCGCCTGATCGCGATCACGGGTATTACTACCAGCGTAGATGAGATTAAAACTGAAGATGACGGAGCCGGGAATATCGTAAGCAAGGTCGTAGGCAAGGTCGAATTCCCGGTCGGCGGCGGCGCGAGGGTGGCGGTATCATTCTCCCCGCTGGGCTGCCCGTATGACTTCTCCGTCAAGAGCGCGGACGAATCAAAAGCCGTAGTTACAAGGTGGAACCAGTCCATTGACATCAAAGGCCGGGCCGTCGGGGATACCACGGTTACGGTTACCAGCACGGCCGATCCAACCGTAACAGCCGAAATTAAGGTTACGGTCATTTGATCCCTCTGGACAAAAAAGACAGGTCAAGGCAATCCAGTATATGGGTGGACGGCGAGGAGTACCTAATCCACACCGCCTTCCATTACTGGATTGCTTTTGACAAAAAAGTTAAAGAGCTAAAAGACCTCTCCGAACTGGACTACTTGTATAAAGTGATCTCTGTTGACGGCAAAGAGTACGGGATACCTGAGAATAAGGAAGCGGCTTACAAGGAACTGGAAGCCTTTTTTATCAACAAACAGCCGCTGCCCAGGGACATTGGGGAAGCTGGTAAAAACACCATTGATTTTGACATCGACTCCGAGAGAATCTACTGCGCCTTTTTGGAAAAATATAATATCAATTTAATCACCACCGATCTTCATTGGCATGACTTCCAAGCCCTGTACTACAATATGTTCTACCCTCTTGACTTTGTTATCGGCTGTAGATTGTACGAAAAGCCAAAGAAGCTGTCGGAAAAGCAGAGGGAAGCGGAGGAAGAAAAAAGAAATTTACAAAAAAGGTATATGTGGGAACTGGAACAGGAAAAGAAAGAGAGATTTAAGATGAAATAAAAGGCGGCCTTAACCCCCTTTTTACCGCCTCTCTGTTCATCAATTTATAATAGTCATCGGGCGTCATATCCCTGTTAACGCACCACAGCCTGAAAGCGGCCTTATGCACGTCGTGTTCCGAAAATTTGGCCTCTTCAAAAGTGCCGTATTCCCTTGCGGTCATTAACCTCGTTTTGGCGTATCTGAGAGAATTATAGTATTTCGTGATTTTAACGGCTTTCGCGGGGTCGACGACCGAATTTTCCGCCTCAGGCTCGGTCGACGTTATCCCCATGACCAGCGCGTCAATTTCGTCCTGGCTCATTTTATCCTGGTTCATGGGTAGATTTTAATTGACTGGAAATTATTAAACGATATTAAGATATTGTAAAATCGCTTTTATTTGTTACACTGCCCCCATGACCAGAAAACAGCGGCTGGTAAAAGTAAAAGAACACGCGAAAGTAAAGGCTAAATTACTGGCCTCATTCAGTCCGGGAAGCGATCTGCAAAAGTTTGTTGATATGTCGGTTGTTAGGCACTCCGACAAATACGCGCCTTCGGACACCACGGCTTTAAGAAAAAGCGTTTTTGTAAATACGCATTTTGGCAGTGGGCAGTTAATCTACACAATTTACGGCAATCCCAACGGCAGAAACACATGGAATGACGACGTCTCTCTTTTTCAAGACAGGCCGATAAGGGGGCCGCGCTGGGTGCAAAGATGGTTTACAGGCGGCGGAATGGAGATTCTAGGCAGAGAGATAAAAAGATTTATTAATAAATTTGGCGGCGGCTGGAATTAAAATATATTACCTATAATTCCCGCAATCTTTACATGAGTTAGAAGCCGCTAAATTTTCCGTCCCGCATTTCTTGCAAATCCATGTTGAACCGATAACGCCGTTGCTTGGCGGCGAATTTTCGCCAGGGCTTGAATAACTACCAGCGGTTTTTTCCTGTTTCCTTTCAAGGCTGTATAATACCCCCATTACTTCTTCAAGGCTCTTTTTAATGGTAATCATTACAAGCCCGCCAACTATAAAAACAGAGCCTGTTAAAAAGCCAAGATGTTGCACTATTTGCTGGTTTACGGTTTCGCTCCCTTTTACAAAACCTACGCTGACAATAATAACGCCGATAATTGCAGAAATAATGCCTAAAGCCATAATTTACCTCTAAATTCAAGTATAACGCCCAAAATAAACGCCGTCAATTCCAAATATTGTTTAATTCCTTAGTTTTAGTACGATTTTACCATGCCAGATAACGTATACGACATAGGCGTAGGAACTGAAGTAGACAATAAAAACCTCAAAAAAGGGCTTAAAGACGCAAAAAAAGATGTAGACGGCTTTGCCAAAGAAGCTAACAAGTCATTGGGGGGCATTGACTTTACAAAATTGTTAGCCCCCGCCGCAATCGCCGGGGCTTCCGTCGCCGCTTTGACTAAACTAAAAGGCGCTCTTGACGATATGGCGGCGGCTTACAGGGTGCAGGAAGAAGCTGAAGCGGCCCTAAAAAACGCCGCCAAAAATAACCCCTACCTGAATGATACCGCCGTAAAACAATTAAATCAATTTGCCAGCGAAATGCAGAGATTAACAGGGCTGGACAGCGTGATGATCACCCAAACCCAGACCAGATTAGCGAGCCTGGGAAGGAACCAGCAGCAGATAAAAGACATCTTGAAAGTCGCCGCTGACATGGCGGCCTCCGGGGTGATGGATTTTGACAGCGCGGTCAACGAATTAAATAATTCCCTTAACGGCATGGTCAAAACTTCCGGCAGATTGTACCCCGAACTTAAAAATCTCTCAAAAGAAGCCCTCGCCTCCGGGCAGGCGATAGAAATTATCGCCGGTAAAGTAGCCGGAAGCGCGGCTGAAGCGATGAAGACCGGGACGGGGAGCATAAAAGCGTATGAAAACGCTTTAGGCGACTTAAAAAAATATGTCGGCGAGGGATGGGAACAGGCTACCCGTCCCGCCAGAGAATGGCTGACCGGCATAATCAATATGGTTAATGACGCCATAAAAGCAAAGAAAGAAATGTTTGAAATGTTAAAAAATGAAGAAGCAGATGTGGAAGAATTATTTAGCAACCTTAATACGGCGGAAAAAAAAGAATTAGTTAATTTGGGGTACAAAGCCGGAGGGCTTATTCAGCAAAGTATAAATGAATTGATGCTGGAAGGATTAGATATATTATCCGCTACCGAGCAGTCGGTAAGGGACGTAGCGAAAGCAAATGGGGTTAATGTTGAATTATTAAGAAAAGTCACCGTTGAAAACAAGCATACAAATGAGGAATTAAAAAATAATTTAATTTTACTTGAAAAAAAGACAAGGGCGGAAAGGGAAGCGGACATAGCAAGAAAAGCGTCAGCGAAAGCCATCGCCGTCTATCAGGAAAGAAATACGCAGGCGACCACGGAAGAAATTAACGCGTTGTTTAATGCCATGTTTAAAGCTAATGAGGCCTATAACGCGGCGCTGGAGGCGGCGGCAACCGGCAACGCGGCGGCGGCGAAAGCCGCGAGAGAAAAGGCGCAGGAATTCATGGAACTGGCGGAAACGGAAAATGAGAAGATAGAAAAACGGGTGGCGGATCAGGCTAAAGCAAATGAGATTTTAGAGGAAAACCGGAAAGCGCTGGAAGAAGAAATAAAAAAAATAGAACGCAAAGCTAAATTAGAGGGCAAAAGCCTTGATGACCTAGAAGTCAGGAAACAAAAAATTGACGCTGAAACGCAGGCTTATGAAAGCCTGCTCACGGCTGCTAAGGGTTACCTTGACCTTATAGATGACGAAACCATACTCAGCAACCTTGAAAAACAATGGGAAAAATACAGGAAACTGGTAATAACCGAAGAAGAGCGCAAAAAACGCCTTGCCGAGCTTATGAAACTTCAGGAGGAATTAGCCGGCAAGTTGGGGAAAGTCTACGAGGACGCGGCGAACGAAGCGTCCAAACTCTATGATACGGGCGAAGAAGCAAAGTTCCAAAGCGAGCTGGCGGAGATCAGGAAAAAATCCCTTGAGGACGCTATAAAATTTGAAGCGGAACACAGGGAAACGCAGAGGCGGCAGGAGTACGCCAAACAGATCAGGGCCATCGCGGAAAACGAAGAGGCGCAAAGGGAAACCCTCAGAAACGCCATGAACATGGAGCTTGAGGCCGCGAAGAACAACGAAGCGTTAAAACTGAAAATAAAGGAAAAATATAATGAAGACGTAAAAAAACTTGATGAAGACCTTAATAAGGCGAGGGAACAGCTTCACGCCAATCTTTTAGAGCAGAACAGGCAGGCCGAGGCCGAAACGCTCAGGGCCATCAAGGAATTGCATGAAAAATCCGCCGAAGACATAGCGGACGCTTACCTTAAAAAATGGACGGAGATACTGTCAAAAACCCAAGATTACTTAAACGCCGCCTCTTCCATAGCTTCTTCAATCTCCGCCATGTGGACTAACAACATAGACTATGAAACCAACGAGAAACTAAAAGCCAACGACAAAATAATTCAAAGCGACGAAGAGCGGGCCGCCAAAGAAAAAGAGATTAACATAAGGGCCGCCAATGAAAGATACAAAGCCGAATTATTCGCGTGGACGGCGAACGTTAATATGGCTACGGCTCAGGCGGCTATGGGGATGTTGACGGCTTACACGGAAGGGCTTAAAGGCGGCGGCACGATGGCCCCGGCTATAGCCGCAATGCAGATGGCCTTAGCGGCGGCGATTGGAGCCATGCAGGTGGCCGCCGTCATCTCCGCGCGCCCCAAGCCCCCCAGATTCCACTCAGGCGGCGTGGTGCAGGGCAAGGGGGAACAGTCGGCGATCTTAAAGGGCGGCGAGGTCGTCCAAACCCAAAAGCAATTCCAGAACACCATGCAGGCCATTAATAATCTCGCAAACAATGGGACGGGAGGCGGGGTGCAGATGAACGTCAAGATAGAAAACAACGCCTCCAATAAAGTCAGGGCCGAGCCGCAGATGACAGTTGACGGGTTAAAACTGGTTATCACCGAAATAGTGAACGAGGGGTTCGGGAACGGCAGTTTTGACCGCGGCGTGGCAATCCAGCAATCCAATTTACAGGGGAGGAGCTTATTATGATCATAGACTGGAACCCCTTAGTAAACACGAAATTCAGCTTGGAAGACGATGTAAGTTTGCAGGAAGGGTTTACAGAGGAGCTTACCTTCGACAGCGGCAAAAGAAGGACGTGGCTAAGAAATTCCTACGTCCCTAGAATTCTTCCCTCATTGAATCTGCTGCTGGACAATAAAACCCCTTTAACGGGGGACATGTTTGACGAAGGGAAGACCGAATTTGAGGAATTCGAGGACTGGTTCAGCAGGTCGTTACGGTACGGGGCGTTCTCTTTTCGAGTGGCGAGGTTGGGCTTCAGGAAAAAGTGGGACACCAAAATTCCTGAGATGGGGATATATAAGTTTGTAAGCAATCCGGAGTACGACAGGTTTGGCGGGAAGGCTTTAGCCACTTTCGGGCTGGAAGAAGAGGCTTTTACGCCTGAGGTCAAGCATACTTTCCTGTCCGCAAATAACGGGAAAGTATTGTTAATAAACAGCGGGAGATGTATAGCTGTTGATTGAGGGGTTTATATGGAATTAGTAAAAATTGACGATCTTCCGCAGGTTACAACGATTAACGACACCGACAGGATCATCGTAAACCAGACACAGACGAGCAGGGCGAATTTAAGCAAGGTAAAAACGTACATGCAGGGCGACCTGCCCCAAAAGATAGAGGACACGAAAACCGAAGTGAAGGGGTACGTCGACCAATTATTATCGGGCAGGAATGAATGGCTCCCTCCCGTGAATACCGCCGCGCAGTTAAGAACAACGGGGCTGGATCCCAAGACAAACTACCTGTGCAAGGTAGTGGCGGATCCCGTCAAGAGCGGGGTGTATCAAAGGGTAGCTGGAGCCGGGGCGTGGGTTTTATTTGACGCCACGGTTGATTTCGTGAACGAGCAGGAACTGGCGTCCGGGATAAGCGGGCACAATACGGACAATGCCGCGCACCCCGACATAAGGCAGGCCATTACACAGGAAGCTGCGGACAGGGGAAGCGCCATTATCGCGCATAATACGAGCGCCGCTTCCCATGCTGACATACGGGGCATAATTAATAATCACGTGGGAATCCCCGAATGGGACGCCGGTAATTTTACGCTGACTTTCACCGCTGAAAGCGGCGCGACGCTGATAGTGGACATACCCCTTGAATCATTGGGCGGAAGTTTTGACTTCGATCCTTTAACGAACGAGCTGGTGATAATAAGGGCCGACGGCACGGAGGCGCGGGTAAGTTTGGCGGACTTGATAGCCGAGTATGAGGGGTCGACAGGCGACCACATACAGATAACGGTGGATTCCGGCAACGTGATTCGGGCGGCGCTGCTTTCAGGCTCCATTGCTGAAACCGACATGTCGAGCGCGTTAGCCGCGAAAATCAACAGGTTGGGGAACGTGACCAATGACGCGCAGGTAAGAAGGGCCGAGATGGGGGTAGCTGGAGGGGTGGCCACCCTCGACGGCGCCGGAAAAGTCCCCGCCTCGCAGCTGCCCGAAGACTCAGGCGGCGGAGTGGAATTGAACCGCACGGTCACCGGGGACGACAACGCGGCCGGGACGGTAACGGACACGGGGGGGAACCTGTCAATCCCCGTTCCCGTGACAGTCGCGGCCCCCGCGGCGAGTGACGCGCAGATCACGCAGGGAACGCGCCCCCTCAGGGCGGCCCTGCAAATTCTGATTGACAACATCGCGCATTTGTTTGCCAACAAAGTTGACAAGATAAACATAACCCCCGTAGCTTCCCCCGCCGCCAAAAAAGTGGCGTATAACGCGCAAGGGCAGATCGCGTCTTCGGCTGATTTAACCGCGCTGGACTTAGGGAGAGGCTACGGCACCTGCGCTACCGCCGCGGCGACCGCTGCTAAAGACGGAATTCTCGCTGATTTTGTCCGTTCCGCCGGGGCCGTCGCAGGAATTAAATTCACCTACGCCAACACCGCGGCGAGTCCCGTGTTAAACGTGAATTCAACCGGCGCCGCGGCGATAGTTGACTGCATGACGGGCGCCGCTCCGGTCGCGGGGGCTATGGGGGCGGCGGTTCACCTGTTCCAATTCGACGGGACTAACTGGGTGTTATTAAATCCGGCTACGGTTCCAACTCCGCAACTGCCGAGCTAAGGAGGTAAAATGGGGCAAATAGCGAACTGTGAATACGTATGCAACGCGATAAACCGGAAAAAGGGAGCGGCTTTCGTTCCCGTGTCAGGCACCGAGAAGTTAAAAGCGAACTGCGAGTACTTATTAAAGATGATCGACAAAGCGAACAACAACACGACGACCTACGGCGCGGGCATGTACGCGACAAAGCAGACAGTTGACAAAAATGCGGTTGACGACGCGGTTGACAGGCTGATAAGCGTCAGTAGCGGCAAGTTTGTGGCGGTCGCGGACTCCACCAACAAAGCCGCCTGCTCCTCGGACGGCGGCGCCACATGGACGGCCGCGACCCTGCCGAGCAGCGCGGATTGGGCAAGACTCGCCTACGGCAACGGCAAATTCGTGGCGGTCGCGTACGGCACCAACAAAGCCGCCTTCTCCTCGGACGGCGGCGCCACATGGACTGCGGCGACTTTGCCGAATCAGGGGCGAGGCGAGTACAGCCTTGCATACGGTGGCGGCAAGTTTGTGGCGGTATTATGGAGCGATAGCTCTCCATCTTTTAGAATCGCCTGCTCTCCGGACGGCGTTAACTGGACTGAGGTGTGGTCAGGTAGCAGGCGATATGATGTCATCGTCTACGGTAGCGGCAAGTTTGTGGCGATTGCTTTTAGCGATGGCAGCGGAAATAACTTATATTCTTCAGACGGCGTCACATGGACTGCGGCGCTCATGTCGGTCAACATAAATGTTACAAAAGCCATATACGGTGAAGACTAGAGATTTACTTGAAAAGCGCAAAGGGGAATTATGAACCTTACATTACTAATAAAAGCCATCCTCTACGTCTGGCAGCTTCCGCAGCATTTGCTGGGATTGCTGCTTGTCCGGCTTTTGAAAGCCAAAAAACATGTTTGGACGCACAAGGGCGCAAACATAGGCTATTGGCGGTTTGAACGCGCAAACCGGTTCAGCAGATTCATATCCGGCGGCTCGTTCGGCGGATATATTTTATTGCCGCAAAGAAACGATTATGAAAAAACCGTGCCGCACGAAAACGGCCACAGCATACAAAGCAAGATGTTGGGCCCGCTGTACCTTGTCATTATCGGCCTGCCATCGGCAACAGGGAACCTTTTGGCGAGGGTATCGGAGAAGGTTCGCCGGAATTATTACCGCCTGCCGTGGGAGCGGTGGGCGGACATACTGGGCGGCGTTGACAGATATGCGCCCGCTTGATTTTTCAACGCTTTTTGACAAGGACGGCGGCTACTCCCTCCCCGTCCTCTTACGGCTAAAATCCCCCAAACCGCCTGACTGGTATTTTACTTCAAATGACCGGGACATAACTTTCAACGGCAAGCTATTCAGATCCGTCCCCATGAGCTACAAATTCCCCTCTTCCAAAAACGGAATCCCGCAGGGCGGAGTCTTGGAGATAGACATAGACATCCACAATGAAAAAGGGGAAGAACTTTTAAAATGGTTTGACGATCTGGATCACCGGGCGGCCATTGACGTAGTTGGACTCATCAACGAACAGGGCGAGATAGTGCCGATAAGCCAGATTACCCAGAGCCACGGGAACGTCACGTGGGACGGCGAGAAAATAAACTGGACTTTGGGCGCGGACGACCGGCTAAACATGCAGATCAACCCGTGGGTGGCTGACAACAATTTCTTGACGGGGTAGCTATGGACGTGTCTGATTTAATCGGTCTGCCTTACAAAGTACACGGCAGGGGAGAATCGGGGCTGGACTGCTTCGGGCTTATATGGCTGATAGCCAAAAGAAACGGCACCCCGATAAAAGACCCCGCGTACAAGGGGTTCGATCCTTCCTTAGCCAAATTAGCCGATTACGTGGGGCTTAAAAAATGCGAATTTCAAGCGGGCTGCGTATTGGAGATAGAGAAGGAAGGTAGGTTGCATCTGGGGTACGCGATAGATCAGGAGAGGATGATCCACTGCGCGATTAACGAAGGGGTGATAGTGGAAGATATTTTTAAATATAACGTAAAAGGATGCTATAAGTTCAAATGAACATAATTTTATTTATATCGCTGATTATTCTTGTTATTTTTTTAGGAAGTTGCGATGGGCGTAGTTAATTTATTCAGAGGGCTGAATTCAGAAAAGGAAATTTTCAACTTTAACGGCAGGTTGAAAGACAGTCTTGATCTCGATTGGGATAATGCGGAGATACTCAAAAACGGTGAAAAGCTCACGCCTGATTACGAACTGAAAGAAAACGAGATTTTAATCATACAGGAATTCCCCGGCTCCGCCACCGCGTTATTAGCCACGTCCATCGTGCTTGCGGTCGTCTCTTTGGGCGTGGGGATAGGCGCGGGGATATACGCTTCCGAACAGGCTAAACGAGCCCAGAGGGATATGGAAGAGGCCCTGAAAAGGATAGGGAAGACCAACAAGCAGAAAGACGTCACTACCATCCCCCAATTAGCTGACGCGAGAAACGAAAAAATAGACGGCAAAAATGTTCCGATTTTTTTAGGCAAACACCTTTTCGCGCCTTACTTTTTATCCGAACCCTATATGAGGCCCGGAGGGACGGACGGCGAGGACTTGTACTGGTACGGGACGTTTTTAGTCGGGCAGTCGGGATTGTGTTTTGAGAAAATCAGGAACGGCACCATTGATCTGGTTACTTTTCCGAGCGCCGATACCGAACCGCAGAGGGGTAAAATAAATTTTGTGGAGGCGGGGGATTATAACGATCCCGACAAGGGCAGGTATTTTACAAAGCGGTTCCCCTCAACCGGCGCTTACGGGGCCAACAATAATCTGGCCGCGCTCGCGTCGGACGTCAACGCCTTTTTCGGCGATCCGTATCCTACGAATAAAACATACCCCGTTGACGGCGGGATGGTGAACGGCCAAACCCTGACAAGCGTGACTGTCATTCCCGACGGCGGTGGGATGATATTGGAATTTATTACAAGCGGCGGGACGTTCAGGTGGCGCTCCCCGTCCCCGGCGGGTTCCAGCTACTGGTTCCAGTTAAAACGGGAAAACCCGAATTTTACCATTCCGCCGTTTTATGATCCTGAAAACTTTTTGGAAATAGTCCAGAAAGGGAATGAAGAAGAATTAAACAAATTTGGGACGCCCGTCTTCGAGGAAAAGTGGGCCGATTCTTTGGAATCAACCGTGGAGCTGGGAAGGAAGAAAAAAAAAGGGGCGAAATCGGTTAATGAAAACGGGCGGCCCGACGAAAACGGTATCTATCTGGACGACGACGGGGAAGAACCCGTCGAAAGGCCGACCGCGAGATTCCCCATGAGGGCCGAGATCGAGATATTTTTTCCTGAAGGCCTGTACAGCTGGGACACCAAGAACGGAGAGGAAACATACGCGAGCGTGGAAATAAGGCTTGAATGGTCGAAAGACGGGAAGGAATGGACGCTGATACCCGTCAATTTTAACCAGGGCGTGAATACGGACACCGTAATACCGGCGTCCACAAAAATACAAGAATATGTGGACGGATATTTAACGGCATTGGGGAAATACACTATAAACCTGCCCAACGGCGGAAGATACGGCACTGCGGAAATAAGCCCGGGGGGCAAGGTGGAACTGGAAAAGACCATGATTGGCGGCGGCCGGGCTTACAGGTTTCGTATAGCGGGCGTAGCGGATATTTTTGTGGCCGCCGGTAGCAGCACGACGCTGGGGAAAGACCTGCGCATTTACGGCGCGGCGGCGACGGACAAAATAACCCGGCGCAGCTCAAAACAAATGAGATTTTTAGTCGAGGTGGACTTTCCGCCGGAAGTTTACGCGAAATCGGGAGACCCGGTATTTATAAGGGCCGTCAGAAAAACAAGAATGCACACGGGGACTTACCGGAGCCGGGTATATCTTTCGGCCATCAGGACGAAACAGTATAACCCCGACACGTCCAGTACCGCCGAATTAAAAGCAGCTAAAAACATTAATGAAGAAGTGGCGGATAAATTCTGCAGAATGGGAATTAAGATCAAGGCGAACAAGAACACGCAGGATTACATGGACAGGTTCAACGTGATCGCCTCGATGACCGGCAGAATAGCGTTATGCGATTACGCGGAGGGAAGGTGGGCATGGAACGGGAAGTGGTCGGACAAGAAAGTTAAGACTTCCAATTCGGCGGCGGTGCTGTTGGAATTGATCACCGGTTTGATCCACGAACCCTCAAGGCACAAGGATGAGGAAGTTGACTTTAAGTCCTTCGGGAAGCTCTACGAATACTGCATGAACAGGAAAGTGGAGATAAAGGATCAGGGGTTGCAGAATTTTGTCCTTGAATGCAACGGGGTTCTCACTTCGGGAACCAGAAAGACAGACGCGATGACTTCGGTTTTAGCGACCTGCGACGCGGGAATCTACATAGACGAATTCGGAAAGCTGGAAGTCTATTTTGAGGACACCCAAACTACCCCGATAGCCCTGCTTAACCCCCAAAGAATAGTCTCAATGGTGAACCAGAAATCGCTGGAAAGAAAATCCGACGGGTACGTGCTGGAAATCGTGGATCAGGAATCGGATTACACGCAGCAGACGTATAAAATCCTGAGGCCTTTTATAACGGAAAAACCGGGCGAGACCTCTTACTCGCCCATGAAGCTGGATTTTACCACCAGTTACAATCAGGCCATGTGGCACGCGAGAAGGCTGCTGGCGAAAGAGGAACACAGGCCGGGGGAATTGAAGGTAACGGTAGGTAAGGAAGGGAGATATTACAAGCCCGGATCGTTAATTAAAGTCCAGCATGAAAGGCACAAGATAGGCCTGGGTTCAGGCGAGATCGTCCAGTTAGTCAGGGACGGGAACAAGATAACCGGGCTTAAATTAATGGAGAAATTTGACATCTCAAATGAAAGGGACTACTGGGTTGAATATTTCGTGGTTGGCGATAAACCGAGGGTGGTGACGAAGCAGATTAAAAGCGTCGGCAGGTACACCGACACTTTGATGTTTACCGCCGAGATGGACATAAACAGCCCGGACGTCCCGGCGTTCGGGAACATCCTCTCTGCAATGTACGGGGAGAGCCTGAATACCGGCAGGGTGTGGGAAGCGAAAAGGTACATAGTGACCGATTTAAGCGAGAACGACGACGGGTACGATCTTGCGTTGGCGGAGTACGCCGAGAACATCTATGAAACGGGGGATATAGAGGAGAGGAGGTCGAGCATATTAAGCGCGCCGCCTTTGGTGCTGACGGATCAGAGGGCAAGCGAACTGGAAGAATTCTGGGAGGCGCAGCGCGTGAACGGGGGCCCGCAGGCGGTTGACAGGATAGCGGACGGGGTGTTCTGGAGGAATTGGGACGATAATATCGATCAGGGGGTCGCCGAAAGGACGGCGAGATTCAGGGGCGTCGTTTATCAGGCGGGAACTTCCACGGGGATGACGAGTCTGGGGCAGATGAATCTTGACGACTGGGTTTATTACGCCGGATCGAACGGGACGTGGCAGAAGGACTACGTCTACCAATGGACTGCTACGGGGTGGAAGCAGAGGCTGAGGCCGTCGCAAGACCCGACCTACGGCTGGTTATATCTTGACGCGGTAAGCTCCTCCGACGGGATAACTACGGGCGCGGACATAGGGATATTCTCGGACGTGTTCTGCAAGGCGATAGTCGCCGCCACGGCTTTCATTGAATACCTCTACACGAAAAACGCTATAATAAAAGACGGCGGCTCCATTCGGAGCCAGACCTACAGCTCCGATTCGGGGTTTATCATCAAATCGAGCGGCGACGTTGAATTTTGGAACGGCAAATTTGCGGGGCACATAGACGCAAAAAGCGGGTTTTTTACGAATATCGCCGGAACCAACCTTAATATTCAGGGCGGCACAATCAATATCGGCCCGCTGTTTGTTTCCGATGACGCTACCACGCCATCTCAGGGGAAAACGTATCCTGCCAATACCACCCTGGTGTCTTTTATGAACGAATACCTGCCGGGCGAGCCTCAGCATGATTATAATAATAATAATGAAATATCAATATATAGAACATTAGCGATATATTACGGGGGAAAGTTAGGCAGCTGGGATTTATACAGTATTACTTTTACTAAAACATGGATATATAGAATCAACAGCAATGATACCGAAGAGAAAACGGAATATACGGTTGAATTTAATACGAGCGGAGGCAAAAAAACTGTTGCAGGAAGTTCTGCGTTTGGTAATAATTTAAATGTGCAGATAGGGTATCAGGTAGTGATAAACGGAGGCGGATCAGGAAGCACGTTCAAGCTGACTAACTTGCCTACCTCTGGCACCGGACAAAGCGGTACTTTGTGGAGAGACCTATCAGATGGTAACGTTATAAGAATAGTGCCTTAAGATTTACGTTTGAAAATTGAGTTTTGGGTGTATGTCGAAGGGTGAAGTCCGCTATATTTGAGTGTGTTCTTATTTGTAAACTCGTAGGGTCTGCTAAAATCAAATACCCCCGTCTTGCCCCCATTATCGAAAAATTCGCACCATGTACCATTTATTACATCTTCCTCTCTCGTATATGACCCTTCCAAGCGGGCGGTAAATTCTGTTGAGGAATCCTCTGATTTATAATGCGTTGTTTCCTTGTAATCGGATTCGTTAAATACGAGCGTGCAAGTATAGTTGAATTTCTTTCCGGAAAAGTTAAGGAAGTCACCTTCCGCTTCCCATGTGCCGATTAGGGAGAACGGGCCTTGCTCTTCTTCCTGCTTTTCCGCGCTGTCATTATCGCAATCACTCATGCTGATTATCATGCCAAAGATGGCGGCAACTAACAATACTTTACGCATTTTGCATCTCCTAAAATGAAATTCCAAAATAAAGGCTAAAATAAATTATACCGCCTCTATATCTCAATTGCATCTTTTAAAATTATTTTTTTGACCAATGCATACCATCCAAGATTAAAGTATTACCATCAATAGTATATGGAAAAACTTCTTTACGTCCGCCTCCTGAAAAACTGATGTATAGAGTTATATAATCGGAATTATAAATATATTGACCACTCCAGTAAAATTGACCATTCCACATAACAGAGGTACCTGTAAGTGAAGAATAACGTACCGCTCTATCGGCAGTAAAAACAACACGATGCCCCTCATCATTATTAACCCATGTTCCGATTAATCGGTTATTATTCCAACTAAAGACTGATACTCTTTCATTCCTTTCTTTTCTGTCCGTTGTATGAATATATAGAGTGTCACGATCACTAAATAGAACTTGATGGATTGTTTGGGCAATAGTAGCAGCGTTTATATAGCCATTTGACACAATATTATTGCCAACAAGTTCAATATCATAAGAGTCCAACAACTTGCCGTTTCTAAATACTCTCACCCATGTATCGCCAATTTCATAACCGCCCGTGAAGATAGTAATAGCACCCCATGAATCAGTAAGTGGCAAATTAAAAATTTCACCATTATAAACAGATTCATAAGATACCGTTTCAAAATTACCTCTAAATTCTACAGGTATCTTCGTATCCACTGTTGCAGAACCATTGTCACAGGATACGATAAAAAAAACGATACTCAGAGCAAAAAGTAAATGTTTCATACCTTAAATTTAGCCTTAAAACGGCTGATTGTCAAGTATTGTTTATGCTATTTGACATCTTGTTTCTTAAATAATTCTATAAACATGGCAAACCTATCATTTAGTGATTTTAGATCAGCTTGAAAAGAAGAAACGTTATCTGATAATTTTTCTATATTTTTTGTAGATTGCTCAATTTTTTCGTTCTGAAAAGAAATGTCTTTATTTATACTAACTAATTTTATATCAAAATCTTTGAAGAAGAACAAAGCAAGAAGTAAAATTAGAGACGAAATAAAACTAACACAATAAGTTGATATATTATTTTTCAAATGTAGAATCAATCTATTTTTTTTATTGCTTCTACCCCCTAATGTATCGTTGCCAATTTTCTCTTCATCGCTTATTTCTCCCAGTGTTCCCTGGGTTTCTTCCGGCATAGTAGGATATTCTTTTCTCATAAAAACGCTTGATACATATCGCTGTTGTTCAATTTTATTCTTCGCGGTATAGTTGTTTTTACTTCTGTTTCTGCTCATATTTTTTTATCCAGTCATTAATAACATTAAAGTTATAATGATTAACGGTTTCAACAAATTTCTTATATTCAATGTCAACTATGGTTTCATATTTAGGGTCAAAAATATGTTGATAATCTACTTGGAAAAAATACTCTTTCTTTTTATCATGCGTCATAGATAATGTGCATATTATATTCTCATAATCATTTATATCTTTCTTTATTTTACTTGTTTCTAGTACCTTCTTTTTAGTAAAATTGATAGATATGGAATTAGCGTCATCAAAAGTAATATCTTTGAAATTTTTATATAGCGCGGTCGCACTTGTCTCGTCTTCTATAATGTATTTATGAACAACCCCCATTAAGTATACGCCTTGAATATTTACAATTTTATATATTTTTTGTGTTACCGTCTTAAAATATTCTTCAATTAATTCGCCCGATTTTTCTTTCGGTATCTTATCTGAAAAATACAAATCAAGAATAATATTATTTTTGTTTATGATAACGTTGTCGCCTGTAAGCGGGTTATGTAATCTTTTCTGGGTAGAAGTTATATCCGTAGACGTACTGGGAAATGTAATATAATTAAACAGACTGTCACTTCTGTTATATAAAAGCATATCAATAATAGAGCCAAAATGATCTTCTATAGCGAAATTGTTTCTAAATTTTACTCCTATTGCAACGCCAACAAGGTTATCTTTCAAGTTAATCATATACATATAATATCGTCTATTTTTCGATGTTTTACAAGCCCCTTGTTATACTAATAGCGGATATATATACGCTACTAGCTTTAAAATTAGCTATTTTAAGGCAAACAGCCAAACAACTGAATATTCAACATTTTACCCTCCAAAAACGGCCTAACTCCTTATCCTGTAAGGAATTAGCGTAAACATTTTGCCCCACAACTTACAACCAGATATTGTTAAATTTACCCTTCCTGATACCGTAAAACCATGAGCGATGAGGAAAAGATAGACCTTGAATACCGGTGGTCTGGCGCAAAATTTGCCATAGGGTGGGCAAAACTCGTGCAGGACAAGGCCTTATGGGTCTGGATCGCCTTTACCTTCATCGGCACGGGGATTCTGAATCGTGACAACAACGGGACGGTGGCGATAATCGTGACCGGCGGGTGGATAGCGGTGACGGTGATCTATCTGTTGGGGAATTCGTTTAAGAGGGGATTCGAGCAGTTTTTGAAGAACAGCAAGGCCGACGTTAACGTGGCCGTAGGGAGGAAGGCGTGACAATAGAAGTCGGGGCCGGATTGAGCTTGATTCTCAGCGTAATCGCTTTATTAAGCACCGGGGTTAGCGTTGTGGTATTTATTATGAAGCTGAAATGGGAAAGCACGCAGCATGAGCATGAAATCAAAAAACTACAACTTGACGTTGATAATCTAGGGGCGAAGGTAGACAAGAAATACGATGACGTACTACAGAAAATGACAGAGCAAAAGATACTGAATTCCGACGAGATACGGCACATGTTAATAAAGATAGACGCTATGGACAAGGCCGTTATCCTGCTTACCGCGGATATGAAGTACATATCGGAGACTGTCAAAGAATTAAAGGAAAAACTGTTTAAGACAGCATAAAGGGCGCCCATGAACGACGATGAGAAACGGAAATTAATAAAAAATTTATCGGGCAGCCGGGAGTATGTCAACCAGCTTTTTAATATGTTGAAAAGGGATCAGCGGAACCACGATCAGGAAATCCAGCTGGTGACCGAGGCGAAACAGTGCATTAACGACGCGCTGTTTGAATTGACCGGGGATGAATTCTACCGGAAGGGGTAAAAATGACAACAAGAACCATGAAGATGCTAGCCGACCTTGACGATAGGGCGCGGCCTAAATTCGGGGCGTTTATTAACAATCTTGACGCAGCTTTAGGCGCCGACCAGTATATCGTTTTTGAGGGGCGGCGCGCCGCCGCAGTACAGGAAGCGTATTACGCGCAAGGCAGGGAAACGCTTGAAAGCGTAAACGGAAAACGAAAGAAGGCGGGGCTGTATCTGCTGCGGAGCGAAAAAGACAATTACATAATCACATGGACGCTTAAAAGCAAGCACATAGACGGGCTTGCTATGGACGTGGTTCCCGTGGACGGCGCGGGAAAACCCACGTGGGATTTGGCGCATTATCAGCGGCAGTTTGACATTATACGAGACTGCGGCATAAAATCCGGACTTGTTTGCGGCGCGGATTGGCCGCAAAAGGACTGGCCGCATTACGAAGTTAATTAGGGGGTGTTATGAATGAAAAAGAGTATAAGCGTTATTTTGTTATTATCGCTATTATCGCCGTACTGCTTGTTTTCGCAGGAGGCGTCGGCGGCTTTATCATCGGTGGAAAGAATACAGGCGATAGTGCGGGAGCTGAACGAAATTTCGACCGAGAAAGAGAATTACTCGCGCGAATTGGAGAATATCAACAGCGAG